TCCCATCAGGTTCTCGCGCGAGCTTGAGGGGAAGATGGCCTCCATTGGCGAGAAGCGTTGAATCTGGATAATGCCGGCGGGATTCGAGGAACGAGAAATGTACGATTCCGTCCAGCCCATGCCGGTGACATTGCGATCGTGTTTGGCACGGGCCAACTCGAATTGCGCTCCAGCCGTGTCGTAGGCCCATTCTTTGGCTTTGGTGCGACAGTTGTGTGCTATAATCCCACTTGCGACATAGAAACCTTCGGATGTTTCGAGGTTAAAAACAGAAACCCCATGAACTACGCGACGTGCGCACTTGGTCACACGCACTGTGGGTATCACGCCCGGACCGTCAGTACGGACGATCTGGCCCGACTCTATTTCACGGAAAAGCGCGACGGCCCGGAGATTGCGAAAATCACCGGCCTCGACGCCAGCACCATACGATTGCGGCTTAAGCGGGCGGGTTACGTCTTGCGAGGCGCGGGTGCCGCCTATTGGAAAGGCCGCCGACAGATAGCCCAAGCACCTTTTGAAGAATTGGTTCGACTCTATAAGTCGGGCCTTGATACGGGCGCTATTGCGAACAGATTGGGCCTTCAACAGTCGAGCGTCTATCGCACATTGCGTAGGAACAACATCCCTATGCGCACCAACGCCGAAGCTAAGACGCTCGCCTACGCCACTGGCCGACAACGGAGCCAATTCATGAACATGGGAAGTCTCGAGGAACGAGCGAAGTACAAAGAGATTCACGCGAAACCGCGAAATCAGGCGCAACGATTTCTCTTTGATGGACTGACCGAACGTGGCTATGCCCCGACTCTCGAAAAGGCGATCGGACCTTACAATGCAGATTTGACCGTAGTCTCCGTCGCCGTGGAAATCGTTGGGGTGAACGCCAAAAATCCGGGTAGCGTGAGCAGTGGCAGCCGGTCGAGTTTCGAGCGAACGTGCTTTTTCTTCGATGCGGGTTTCAGCATGATCGAAGTAGTTTCCCAAGCCCAGGTCATTGAGCAACTTGCCCTCGACAAGATCGTCGAATTCATTCAACTCGCCGAGAGGTTTCCACCCGCGCATCGTGAGTATCGGATGATTTGGGGTTCCGGTAAGGACGCGGCCATTCGACAATTCGAGATCAACCAACACTCCAGTGTAAAGGCGCTCGAAAGTTCGCCGTATCTTCCCGGCTCGCGTTAGTGTCTCACCGATAAAGCACTCTGCTTTAAATTGCGCTTTCGTATCTTCGGGATTGCGCGCGACATAGTACACCGATAGGGGCACGCGGCGCTCGATACCATCGACAATGCGAATAAAACGCTGCGTCTCATTGAGCGTGATCATGGGGCGCCCGCTGGCTTCCATCACGCTGCGATCGGCCTCGCTTATCTGGTCGCCGTCAAAGAACGAATTGGCGCGGCGGGCCTCAGTGCGCCACATCTCCACTTTCGGCTTTTCGCGGGTGAGTTGCCGGATAGCCCATTGGGCATCGGGTTCGTCGCTATCAGTAATCGAGCGGCGGCCCGTGCGGTCGGAGAGTTCACCTACGTCCGAATCTGGAGTAAGGTCTTGGAGGCGCTGATGTGGCAGACCCTTGGGCGTTCCAAGGAGTTCGCCACCACCACCGAACCCGCCAGTGCTGTCGAATGTTCCCGGCATGATTAGCGCCTCCGCCCATTAGCAGTAAGAATCGGTGGCGTTTTTGGCTGCATGCCGACCAGTCCGATTGGATGACCCATCGCCGTCAGGTCGATAATCGCCATCGGACTGATATGCGCCGGTATCACGCACTCGAAAAATTCCTTGCGGGTGAGCATGTGACCCAATTTAAGATGGGCGCGCTGCTGCTGCTCATAAAAGGCTTCGAGCGCCAGCCAGCGGCAGGCGGCGGCGTCAAACAGACTGGAGTTTTCGTTTTCCACTGGGCACCTTAGGCGGGGGCGTGGTGAGCAATTGGCGGCATTCGTCACGACGGCCCTTGAGATCGTCATAGCGCGCCTTTATCTGGTCGAGTTCCCGCTTACTCGCTTTCATCGCACTATTGAGACGTTTGAGTTCGTCGCGGATTATCTGACGCGGCGTGCGAGTCGATTGAACCGGAACCGTACTGTTGACAGGTGCGGTCGATGTCGTTGGGGCGAAAGTCTCAGCCTGTGCTGGCGCGGGAGTATCATCCTTCACCGGATCGCACCAGAACTGGAGATTGAATTTCTCCATCAGGGTATCGCATACGTCAACGCGCTCGTAGCCCCGCCCGATAGCTTCGCGGTAGAGTTGCACGGCATCGGGCGGGAACTTGTCGAGCAGGAGCAGTTCGGCGATGCCCTCGGTCAATGCCTGCTCGCGCCCAGTCTTTTCCACCACGATCTCGGCGACGGGTTTGCCGCCGGCCCCGGTCGCAATCAAGCGAAACTTAGGCATCAGCCTTTCTCCCGATAGTAAACGTATTCTTTATCGGAACGGTCGCGTCGGATTTCGATCATCTCATAGTCACGATGTAAAAATGGCGGCACGATTTTCTCGTCGCTGTGGTAATTGTCCATCAACGCAAATGGCGAGATGATCGCGAAGCGAACTATATGAGGTAGCGGATCTTGTACGAGTTGCCATTTGGTCATTCCGTCTGCGGTTTCAAATAGTGCCATCATCTTAGCCGCTCCTTTCTTCCATCCGCAGCAATTGCTGACGCTTGAGAAACCACAACTCCGCCGCCTTGAGCACTATCACAATCGGCGGAATCTCGCCCGCTTCGTTCGGCACGCCGAAGATGTCGAGCACCTTATCAAGCTGCCCGATTTGCTCGCGGGAGAGGGAATCGACGGTGATGTCATTCATCGTCTTCGGCCTTATCCCCGTCGAAGCAATAGCGTTTGCCGACCTCGAACATCCAGAACATTTCGCCGCGGGTTAGATTCGACGAGCGGATATTGTAATTGATCGAATCGTCGTCTTTGTCGGGGTTGACCCTTGCGATGACCATCACTAACTGGCGCGGATCGACTTTCCCAGACTCGATTGCGTCAAGGAGTTTATGGAGGCATTTCAACACTTCCGCTTTCGGGGTTGCGTAGATTTCCGCAAGCTTCAGGGTTGGCTCAGCCATTATGATCTCCGCAACAGCACGCCCATTCCGGCTTGCCGATGCCATACTGGTATCCGTGACGGCGACGAGCCATCAAACAGGAAAACTCAACAATCGGCGCATCAGATGTCCAATCCCATCCCAGCCAGCCACAAATAGAAGCCTCGCCAAACGCGATTTGCGCAGCCCTAGCCCCGATGAAAATCCCCTTCATCGGCTGAACCACGTTGCCCCGCCGCGTGCGCTCACACGCCCCTCGAACATGCCGATGCCGTGCTGCTTTGCATAAGCCGCGTCGTCGCCGTCCTCGGCCTTGGGCGTACCTTCGTCGTAGGTCATTTGAAATTCCGGATCCTTGATTCGCGATAACGCATCTAAAAACTCATCGTGCGGAAGGCTGCCCTTGCCTGACCACGGAATATATTCCTGCTCGATGGCGTAAGCCATTAGATCGACGCGCACCCCATCCTTCTGCTTGTAGATGAAGCGCGGTCGCACGCCCGCGCCGCCGTCATCGGTGATGTCCTCGACGCCCGGCAGTACGATACGCTTTTCGCGGAAGTCTTGAATCAGGTCGGCGATACGGGAATCCTTCGAGCGCATGTGCCGCGCACCACGCCGCCCGACCGGAATCACCGGACAGTTGATGCCGTACTTCTCGATGTCGCGGTCGAGGTAGAAGCTGTCCGACGACATGCCGGTCTCTTCATAAAGAATGGCGTCGGCTTCCCAATGGTCGGCCATCTTGATCAATGCCTTGGTGCGTTCGTCGGGATTGAGGCGATCGAGCACGAGGTCAACCAGAAAGAGTTTGTTCTCGGGGCCACCGGCCAGTGCCATGATGCAGGTGCGGTCGGCGTGCTTGTGTTGCGAGAGCGCTGGGTCACAGATGATCCAGACGTGGAAGCGGCCAGGGTTAATCTGGTCGGTATAGACCTGTATCCACTGGCGCTCGAAGCGCTGCGGCAGGGCATTCTCGGGCCGTTGCTGGCAAGTGGTCTCCCACTTCCATTGATCCTTTTTCGCATCGATATAAACTTTCGCGCCGTGAAATTCTTCCCACAGGAAACGGTTGCCGGGAGCAAGATACGTGGCTTGCTCACTTTTGGGGTCAGGCTCCGCCATCAGGATGACGACCTTCCAGCGGTCGCGGTCTTTCTCAAAAATGCGCCCGACGAAATCACGCGGCGCCCAGCGGTTGGTGCAAACGACGATCTTGCCGCCCGGCTTGAGACGGTCGGTGACGACAGAATCGAATGTTCGCATACGGGCTTCCATCGTCACGTCGCTGGTCGCTTCCTCGTAATTCTTGAGCGGGTCATCGATCAGCACATAGTCGGCGCGGATACGGGCAATAGCTCCGCCCCAACCCACCGCGTAAATCTTGCCGTCGCGGTCGGTCTGAAAGTAGGTCCGCGCGCTCACGTCCTTGCGTACGTGGCACCAGGGGAAAATCTCGTGATGAATGTCTGAGCGGAGCTGGTCGCGGACGGTCTGCCCGAACTGGCTGGCGGGCTTATCGCCATACGAGACGATTAGGATTTCGCGGTCGGGGCGCCGGCCGAGCAGCCAGGGCGCGAAGCCCGCGGTGCAAAGTCGGGTTTTGGACTCGCCGGGCCGCATTAGCACCATCAGACGATCGTAGTCGCCGCGCTCAAGCCCCTCGAGCGCCGGCACGATTATCTCCTGCTGGTAGCGGACGTACTTGTAACTGGGATTGATTTGAAGGTAGTAGGCGCCGTAGTGCTCGCGCGCCTTTTCTACGATTTCGGGGGAGAGCGCCATCAGTCTTTCGCTATGGCCCAGATCTCAGCATGTCGGCAGGGCTGGCGCTTGAACTCGGGCTGGCCGAGTGAGCACAGGATGCAGAATTGGTCACTGACGCCACCGTTGGCGTTGCGCCGCTGAATGCGTGGAGCAATCCAGCGAATGAGTGCTTCGAGTTGGCCGATGCGGGCGGCCTCCTCGCCATCGTAAATTTGCATCGTATCGGTGGGCTTGGGCTTCGGCATTATCCCTCCTGGCACATGTTACCCTTTCTCCGCCTTCTCAACCTGCCTCTGCAAAAAGTCCCGGTACTGCTCATCCTCGCTCTTCGTCGTCGGCGGTGCCCCCACTTCCTTCGCTGTCTTCAGCGTCCCCATCGCCTGCACCAGTACTCCCGCCCTCGCTTTCGGATCGTTAATCCTGTTTGCTTCCTTGAGTAATTCCGTCCGAAACCACCCAATCTGCTCGTCCAGGGTCCCTGTCTCAGGAAACGGCGTCCGCTTCTTCCACTGCCCGCTCTTCCTCTCCTTCAATCGCTCCGGGTGCTCCTTCCAGTACCGGATCATGTGTCCGGCATCAGGCGACGGATTCATGCTGTCCTTATATCGGTTCTGAAATGGGTTGTCGAGTAGATTCTAAGGGCTGGTTTAGGGAACTTGGGCATGTAAATCGGGGTTTTACATGGGTCTTCGACGGTGGTCATCCCCCCCTAAAAAGTATGCCGCCTAAGGTATCCCCGACGGAATCTCAGAGTTATCCTTCCGGTTTACGAAGCGAGCCCAGACCAGAGCGGAAGAGGAGCATACTCACCCGTGCGCTTGGCGTGATGATACTTGAGATGGTCTGCCTGCGAGGCGAAAACCCTAAGGTTATCAAGGTCATTGTGGTGATTGTCGCCATCCTCGTGATGCACGACATACTCCGGCAAGAGCTTGAAGTGCTGCGCAACTACGGCACGTGCGAGGCGCATACGATACTGCGACCGGACATAGCCAGGATTGTGCCGAGAAGCATAATAGTGATCCGCGCAGCAGTAGGCTCGTAGCGTTTTACGCGCGATACAACGCATCTGTTTGAACTTATCGCCGCACCATGCGCACTCGCGATCTACCCAAGTGCCATCTTCACGGTGGACGCCAGCAGCCAAGAGACGCCCACGGACACCATTGTCCGATAGGCCCACGATACGGCCAATTTCCTTCAAAGTTAGATGCTGCTGAGTGAACAACACCACTACCCGTTGTGTGTCAACCGCTTTTCGCCGCTTCGCCATCGGTTTTACCTCGCGTATATGATGACAAAACCATAGCAGTTACATGCGTTCTAAGTCAACGAACTTCGCACAATCGTACTTAACGAAACATATCTTATACGAAGTTGAATGACAGCCCGCACCAGCTACCACTTAGAGCGGTTAAACTCTCGCTATTCATTCAATCCCCAGGAGCGTGCAGAGGCGAGCGCGGATGGCGGCGATTTCCGTGTGGAGCATCAGCGGGACCACGTCTTCTCTGGCATCGATGCTGACTAGACTGGCGAGAGCGTCACAGAGATCGCGTATTTCGGACACGTAGTACGTGGCGTTAGCCTGCGCGAGGTCAGTTTCGGTAAGGCCGGTTGCTGCCATGCTCGTTGCTCCTTAGTCGTCTGGATATTCACGTATTCTCAAATCTTCCGGCCATTCGGCGGGGTCACCGCCCTTGCGATCGCGCCGGTTGCGTGCCAGAGGCAGATCGTAACCGACCGCAGCAAAATAGGGATTAGCGCCGAGTTGCTTGACGAAGCAGGGCAGGCCAACCGACTTGCACTGTTCGACGATCGAGCGGATCCATTCGATGTTGCACGGTCGCGCTCCGCGTCCGGACTCTCCGCCGATGATCACCCAATCGATCAGCGACCGCAGCGGCCTATGGCCTTCTGGATATTGCTCGCCGTGATCGCAGTAATAAGAACAGTGATCGATCCATTGTTTGAGATCGATTCGTTCAAGGAGCGGTTCGACCGAGAGAAAGCGCACAGCGGCAGGCGTCTGCAGCAGGAGCGGAATGCGCTCATCGGCCGTCGCCTGATTCTCGACGCTGACGCCGAG